TAGATTTTTTTATTGAAAATATGGAAAGTTTTAAATATTTTGGAGGAGATATAGAAGTATTATTTAGTAGATGTAAAAGGGCACATTCAAGGAGAGTTTTTACTTCTAAAGAATCAGAAAAGAAAATAATTAACAGTGTTGATTTGCAAAGAGGTTTTCAATCATTTAAAGCACATAGACAAGAAAAACAAAAAGATAAATCTGATGTTTGGAAAAATATGTTTTTATAATTTTACTTAAAGAATATTTATTTATTACTCAATAATGGAAAAAAATAATTTGCTTTATTTAATTGAATTAAATGATTGTATTATAGGAGCTTATGATAATTTAAATGATGCTGAAACATATATTTATGGAAGTTTTCAAAATAATTTTTTTTTATCAGCAAAAATAAAAATATTTAAATTAAATAGCTGTTTTTCATTAGAAACTAAATCTTATACATCAAATAAAATAATAAAAACAGATATTAAACCAATAACTAATATTCCTATTTTAACACCAAAAGAAAATAATATATCTCACGAGAATAATGAAGAATTATTAAAAATGGCAAAACAAAAAATTGAAATACAACATAAAATAAATATATTAAAGGTCCAAAAAGAAAAAATTGAAGAATCAAAAAGAATTTTTGAAAATGATTTAAAATTATTTGCTCTATTTAATGAAAGTAAACAAAAAGATAATAGATTTGTAATACCTGAATTATTTACAAAAAAATATGATATAATGGTTAAATTGAATAATTATAATAAATTAAATTGGACTGATTTTATGAAAGAATATCATACAAGTGATAATAATTATGATGATTATTTTGGTTTAAATAATTATGAATCTGTATTTTTAGATCAAGAAAATCATGATAATTTTAATGAAGAAATAGATATAGAATCTGATTCATCAACTGAATCAAGTAATAATTAATTATAAAATGATTTATTTCTAAATTAGTATATAATAATTTAGAAATGTATCGCAATGAAGATATTGAAAAAATAAATAAAAATATTGATAAAATTAAAGATGATGCTGCTCAAGAATATAAAACTTTATATGAACCTACCTTAAATGAAATTAGTAAAGTTTATACATCTATAAAAAATTACATTAAAAGAAAAGGAAGAGTTGCTTATGGTGGATTTGCTCAAAATCTTTTAATAATTAATAAAAATCCAGATGATTCATTTTATAAAATAATTGATGGAGTTTTTTATAAATGGCCTGATTTAGCAGATATTGAATTTTACACTTCTACACCCATTGAAGATGTTATTGAATTAACTGAAGAATTATTCAAATTAGGATATAAAAATGTACAAGGTAAAGAAGGAATTCATTCAGGTACATATAAAATATATGTTAATTTTTTAAATTATTGTGATATTGGTTATATTCCAACAAATATAAATAATAATATGCCAATAATTGAAGTAGAAGGTATAAAATGTGCACACCCTCATTTTATGATGGTTGATACATATAGAATTTTAACTGATCCAATGACTTCATATTGGAGAGTAGACAAATCAATAAAAAGATTTCAAAAATTAATAAAATATTATCCAATTGATCAATCAAATGTTAATATGAAAATTGAATTTAAATCCAACGATCAATCAATTAATAAATTAATTAGAAAAAAAATAGTTCAAAAAACAAAATTAATAGTTGTTGGATTTGCAGCTTATAATTACTATGCTAAAAAAGAATCCGATGAAAATATGTTAAATAATATTCCTTATTATGAATTAATTTCAACTAATTTTACAAGAGATGCAAAACAAATACATAGATTTTTTAATAAAAAATTTTCTGGTAAAGTTACGACAAAAGAATATTATCCTTTTTGTGAATTCTTAGATAAAAAAATAGAATATTATATTAATAATCAGTTAGTTTTGAGATTATTTGGTAACAATGAAAGATGTATTGTATATAATTATTCAGATAAAAAGAAAACTCATTTTGGTACATTTAATTTAGTAATGATGTATTTAAATTTTAATTATTTTTTATATTTTACAAATCGGGACAAATACAATACACAATTATTTTCTGGACTTATAGCAAAATTTTATAATTTAAGAAATAAATATTTAGATAAACATAATATAACAGTCGTAGATAAATCTCCTTTTCAAGATTTTACATTTAAATGCTATGGATTTCCAACTGATCCAATTAGAAGTTCATTATTAGAAGGTTTACAAAAGAAAAAACAAGGTAAAAGAGTGAAATTTAGATACGATCCAACTGGTAAAGTAGGCAAAGCTCCTGAATTTTCTTTTTCTAATATTTCCGGAAATCAAATATTAAATGAAAAATATTTTATTTTAAAAAAAAATAATTTATAAATTATTATATATATGTCTGAAAAAAAAATTTCAGTTTTTGACGATTTAGAATTACAAGCTTTTAATATTCCTCAAGCTGGTGGTAAAAAACGTTCTAAAAAATCATCTAAAAAAGGTTCTAAAAAAGGTTCTATGAAAGGAGGTAATGATGAACAACCTAAACCTTTAGTCGGTGGCAAAAAACGTTCTAAAAAATCATCCAAAAAAGGTTCTAAAAAAGGTTCTATGAAAGGAGGTAATGATGAACAACCTAAACCTTTAGTCGGTGGCAAAAAACGTTCCAAGAAATCATCTAAAAAAGGTTCTAAAAAAGGTTCTATGAAAGGAGGTAATGATGAACAACCTAAACCTTTAGTCGGTGGCAAAAAACGTTCCAAGAAATCATCTAAAAAAGGTTCTAAAAAAGGTTCTATGAAAGGAGGTAATGATGAACAACCTAAACCTTTAGTCGGTGGCAAAAAACGTTCCAAGAAATCATCCAAAAAAGGTTCTAAAAAAGGTTCTATGAAAGGAGGTAATGATGAACAACCTAAACCTTTAGTCGGTGGCAAAAAACGTTCTAAGAAATCATCTAAAAAAGGATCTAAAAAAGGTTCTATGAAAGGAGGTAATGATGAACAACCTAAACCTTTAGTCGGTGGTAAAAAACGTTCCAAGAAATCATCCAAAAAAGGATCTAAAAAAGGTGGTAGTTACCCAAATCCAGACCCTTTATTAGGAGGTGCTAAAAGAAAAGGATCTAAAAAATCTTCTAAAAAAGGTTCTAAAAAAGGTTCTATGAAAGGAGGTAGTTACCCAAATCCAGACCCTTTATTAGGAGGTGCTAAAAGAAAAGGATCTAAAAAATCTTCTAAAAAAGGATCTAAAAAATCTTCTAAGAAAGGATCCAAAAAATATTAAATAATTAATATATTTTTACAGAATTACAATAATTGTCAATTCTGTTCAAATTAAATGTTTTTAAATAATTATAATTATCCAAATCGAGACTGTTATTTAAAAAATCAAAAGCTAATTTATCCTTTGATTTAAAACTGGTAGTAGATTGTTTAGTATCTGTAACATCTTGAATACTAGTAAAATTTTTACTTTCAATTACTGGATTAGGATTATGGTGAATTATTTCGAAATCATTATCTTCTTCATATATTTTTTTAAATGCTAGTGTATTTGGTTCAGCTTTAGGTAACATATGAGGGGTATATAAATCCATTTTAGCTTGATAAAATTCCAATTTTTTAGTGATTGATTCATCATCTGAATTACTATCAGAAGTATCACTATCAACAGAAACAATTTTAATAGATGGTATAAAGTTATCATCTTCATTTTTATCATATTCAAATAAAGTTGTGTCATTGCTAATTTCACTTAGTGATTTTTCAATATGTCTACTAAGTAATTTAATCATATTTTTATTATATTTATTTGATTTAATTTCTAATAAAATATTTTCAATAAATTTCTTATAAGATAAAATATTATCAATATGATAATTTAAACTTTGATCTTCTACATAATATTCTGCATATTCTTCTGAATTCATTAAACAAAAAAATAAAGTATTATAATATATTAATTTCAATTATTTTTAAGTAAAAGTTATTTAAAAAACAATTAGATTAATTAAATAATAATGAATTTCGATGAATTATTTAAATATTGCCAAGAATTAAATAAATCAAATTCCGAGAAATGTTTAGTATGTCATATACCTATTGAGAAAGATCACACACACTTAAAATTAAATTGTAATCATTTATTTCATTCTGATTGTATTAATTATAAAGGAGGATCAATTAAATGTTTATATTGTGAAAAAAATTCATTACCAGAAAAAATTAATTGGAATCAAAATCAGATATGTAAAATAGTGTTAAAAACAGGTCCTAAAAAAGGACAGTTTTGTAATAGAACTAATTGTTTATATCATAAAATAAATTCTTCAAATGTACAAGTTGATGATACTAATAAATGTAATTACATAATTAAATCTGGTATCAATGCTGGTAAACAATGTGATAGGAAATTACCATGTAAATATCATAAAAATGAAATAACAGTTTAATCAATAAAATCACATGTTTCATTATCGTTATTTTGAAATGATTTGAACTTTGATGTATCTGTATTTTTATTATTTTTAATATCATATTTTCTTACAAATTCAGTATTTTTAATAGTTTTATTATTAATAATATTTTGAATAACAGATTCCGATTTAACTATTTTTGAATCATCAATAAAATCACATTCTTCATTATCTAAAAAATCACAGTGATCAGAATCATAATCTTTTTCTTTAGGTTTATCTTTCTTTTCAAATTTAAAATTAGAATTAAAAGATTTATTAGTTAATTTTTGTTTGGGTTGAACTAGTTTTTTAATATCAAATTCTGGATCTAAAAATAGATATTTATTTTGAGTTATTTGATCATTATGAATAACATACTCTGTATTCATTTTAATGTATTTCTTTCGTTTTTCTACTATTTTTTTGAGATCATCTAATTTATCTTGATTTTTTCTGTAATACAATATTTTATCCCATGTATCCCTCATAATAGGAATTATACTACATAAAAATTTATCATCTCTATTTATTGCAACATTATGTGATGATTCTAACTTCCAATAGATGATTCTATAAAAATAATAATCTTTATGAATATCAGGATATAATGTTTTATATTGGTCCAACATTTTTAAAACCCAATTATTATATTGAGCTTCATCCATATCTAATCTTTTTGGAATAATATATTTAGATTTCCATTCAGCTAAATCACCATCAAATTGAGGAGTGAAAACTTTTGGATAAAATTCTAATATAATACCCTTTTTAAGTCTATCATCAACTTGAATTTTAGCACCAGAGTTACCAACAGTATTTACACATGATTGACAATTATCTGACATATAGGCTTCACGACTAGAATATTCGGATAATTTACATTGCCAGAAATCACATACATCTAATTCACAACAAGCTAATTGTTGTTGAACTTGACAATAGTAATAAAAAGGACAAATTTCTCCAGCTATTTTACCAGATGTTTCTATATCTCTTGTAACAGGACATTTGATTTCTAACATTGTACCTAATCTTTCTGAAAATTTATTATCTAATGTATATTTAGAACAAATACCATCAGGTGAAGCACCCAAAAAAGTATATTTTTCAGAAGGTAAAGCTCCAAATTCAAAAACTCGTGTATTATAAATGTGTTCATAAATCATAGTTGCTGTAGGTTCATATTTTTTTCCATGAAAAACTGTAGCATTATCTAAAAATGGAAAATTAGGATCACATTTTTTTAATATAAATGATTCAACAGGTTCATATGGATTTAAATCTATAGCTGCAGCAGAATCAGATGCAGTAATCCTATTATATCTATAATTAAACCATTCTTGAGATCTTTGAGTTGGTTGTGGTAACTTTTTTAGTTTTTCAAAATGATCAGATAGTTTTTTATATTTGAATGGAACTTTAATATCTGGATATGTTTCTTCATATTCTCTTAAACAATTCTTTCCATCATCAAATGATAAACTATTATTAAAAGTATATTTGGTTGAAAACAATCTATTTAAAATTTCATCTACTTTATCTTCAGTTACATCGGCAAATTCTTTTTGTAAATCATGATAAATTTGTTTTTTGACTATTGATAAACCTAATAAATTTATTGAACCTTTTTTTCCTATATTATGTTCTAATATTTTTATTGTTTTTTCAATCATATTATTTAAATTACCAAAGGACATTATATGGATATTAAATTAGTTCTTAAATAAAATTAATTCAATATTTTAGTTTTCTAAATAAAAATAGTTATTATCTTTGTATTGTAAATTAGGTAATGATATGATTTTTCCATTAGTTTCATCATATATAACATTTTCTTTTTTGGTTAATTTTTTTTCTTTAATTAATTCTACAAGTTTATCTTTTAATTTAATTTTATCTTTTTCAGAATTCATTTTTAAATTATTTACAAATTCTTTTACTTTTAAAATTTTATGTATTGAATTTAATTTTTGCCAAGATTTTTTATATAAATCTCCGTCTGCAAATATTTGTTTATGATTGTCAGTATCAGACGAAGAATTTAAGTCTTTTTTTTCAGTATTTGTTTCTGATAATTTATTTTCTTGTGGCAATTTATCATATAGATTTTGTAAATGATTATTTAGCCAGATTTCATTAATTTGCATTTTTTTTAATGAATTTACAAGATTTTTGTAATATTTTATTTCAAATTTATTATTAATTAATTCAATATCCATTATAATTAATAATGTCTTATCTTTAACCTAGTTTTTATTCAATATTTATTAAATATTGAAATTATTATCTAATATTATATTAACCTTAAAATATAATGAATCAAAATTTAGATGAGTTATTTTCTGAACTATTCGCCTATCGTATTATGTTAGAAGATTCTTATGATAATGAATCTGATATTATTTTCAAAATTAAAAAATATTTAATAGAATTAGGAATTACAATATCTAATATTCCACAAATTATTCTGGATTTTTATAAAACATTTGGATACGAAATATCATTAGATATAGTAAATGAAGCATGTAATCAAATAGATGATAATACTTTGGATTTTACAATATTATCAGAAAATATTAGTAATACAGATCAAAATGATCCAAACATATTTTTATTTCAAACAAATTCAAATCCAATAAATGACAATGCCGATGAAGAATCATCTAATGAAGCTTCAGATGATGAAAATTTTCAAAATAATAATTTAGATTTATCTCAAATAGTTCACGTATTACATAATCACAATAATTCACTTAATCAATTGATGGCACAAAATATGTTTCAATATATAAATTTTATTAATGGTAATCTTCAAAATCACTGGGTTAATAATCCAGTAAATCATGGTTCATTAATGAGTGTAATTAATGGTCTTGTAAATAATAACAATCAATCTTATCAAAATGTAGTTGTTTCAATGGATGATAAAGATTTAGAAAAATTAGAATCTATAGAACTAGATTCAAATTTAGATTCAAATTGTAGTATATGTATGGGACAAATGGAAAAAGGAAATTTTGTAACTA